GCCAGAAACCGTGTCGCTTCCCGCGCAAACAGGATCGCATCGTCTGCGCCTACAATGCCCTCGATGTCGGCACTGTCGATGCTTTTGCGGGTGATTTTCATGTAGCCCATTTTATGTCCCTTTATGTCCGTTTAAATGTCTCATTTGCGCGTCTAAAACGGCAAGCCGTCCCACAGCGAACAACCGCGCTGCCATACGTCCTCCGGAATCTCGATCATCTCGCGCTTGCTGCATTTCCCTTTGCGCTCAAACAAGCAATCATAGCACGACTTCTCGCCCTTGATGCCCTGCAAATGCTCGGCCCATGCCTTGACCGTCCATGCGCCAATGTCAGGGTAAAAGTCTAAAATCTCCTTGGTCACTTTTTTCCAGTTTTCCACGTCCCACTGCGTTGGCTTCTTGTCCATAGATATACTCCCTTTTGTGTTCCAGTACGTTCCAGTAACCTGTTGGATTGCGTTTTACGGTGATCTTGCTCGGTGGCTTCGGTTTCGTATCGTGAAACCATTTCAGCGTTTCATCCACCGTTTTATAAATCGGATGTTTGAACAACGTCGCAAACTCAAGATACTGCCGCCGGGCATAGCCCTCATGTTCCGGGCATATCCATTGCCTAAATTGCGCCAAGCCGCAAAAGTATGTGATCTGCACCGTGTCAGGCTTGCCGCCCTTGCCCTTGTGACGCTCCCAGAACCAATGCGACACGTCCCGGATATCATCCTCAATGCCCTCCAGCACCGCTGCTTCTGATGCCTTGGTTTCATGCGTAGCCATGATTGCCGGGAACCTGTAGTGACAGGCCGGGCATTCCATCACGCCAGCGTGAACCTTCTCCTCGCACTTCGGACAGGTCTTCACAGGCGCTCCCTGAGCTTCTGTGGTGCCGTCGGACTTCTTCCGCAGCTTAATATGCTCGACCGGGCCAAAACGCTCGATGTTGCCTCCAAAGTCCAGCAGGAGGCAATTTTGCTTCCCTTCCGCTTTCCGTGTACCCCGCCCCACGATCTGCACATACAGGCCGGGGGATTTGGTGGCCCGTAGAAGCCCGATGCAATCCACGTTGGGCGCATCAAACCCGGTGGTCAGCACGTTGACATTGACCAGAAAGCGCAAGCGCCGCTGCCTGAAATCCTCGATCAGTCGCGCCCGTGTTTCTTTCGGTGTGCTGCCATCAACCATTGCCGCACCGTCGAGGCACTCCGTGATGAACTCGGCGTGCTCCACATTGGCGGCAAAGATCAAGATGCTACGGCGGTCGTGCGCTTTTTGAAGCAGGTCTTCCAGCGCCTTCAACGTCAGAGCCGGGCTGAATCGCGCCGCCATTTCTGCCTGATTGAAATCCCCGTTCTGCGTCGTCACGCCAGTGAGGTCAGCCTGCACCGGAGATGCCTTGGATGTCACGGGCGAGAGATAGCCCTCCCGGATACCGTCACCCATGCCAAACTTGTGGATAGTATGCGAAAACAGGGAATCCTTGCTGGAAATCAGGCAGCCGCCCTTGAGCCGGTACGGTGTAGCGGTCAGCCCAAGCAGGCGCATCTTTGGGTTCTGTTGCCAAAGGTCAGACAGGAACTTACGATACATGCTCCCGGCGTTCGGTGACAGCAAATGGCACTCGTCTATGATAGCAACATCGGGCGGGGGAAACACCTGTGCCGCCTTGTTGTGGATGCTCTGGATGCCTGCCACCAATGGGGCAGCATTGATGTCACGCCGCTTCAGTCCCGCGCTGTAAAGTCCTACGGTAATCTCAGGCAGCATGGCCTGAAGCTTGGCGTGATTCTGTTCCAGAAGCTCGGCAACGTGCGCCAGAATCAGCACACGCCGTTTCCAGTTGTGCATGTCCGCAGCAACCTTGGCGATAATGACGGACTTGCCCAGACCCGTTGCGTGTTCGATCAGACCGTGGCCGGGCACCTTATCCCGGATGGTCTGATAAAACGCATCAACGGCTTCTTGCTGATACGGCCGCAAGGTTAGCATGGTTTACCCCTGTAATTGTTGCCGGGATACGCTCCCGGCGGGCGTAGATGCTACTCCCAGTTAAACGGATCAGCCGCCTTTTGTGCGGGTGCGGCCTGTGCCGGGGCAGGAACAAAAGAAGGACGATACTCCATCGCCGATTCAAACTCGTTCGATTCGTATCCGTTTCGTTCCCGAACCTTGACACCAAGTAAGAACTTTTTGCCCTTGATCTCGGACAGCTTGCCCATCTTGGCAATGCCAACAGCCTTGTAAATGCGGCCAACCTGCCCTTGTGCAATCTGCGCCCATGTGTAAGGCTTCCCGGTCTTCTGGCTCACTTGCTCGCGCTTATCGGCCAGACTGAAACCAATATCAATCAGCCGCCCTTGTTCCGGCCCTTCCAGAATCTCAAAAAAGATGTGCGTCACGGGCGGGTATTTCGTACCGTCCTTGCCTGTGATCTGCTTGAGGTCGCAATCCACAATGTGAACGGCATACACGCCAGCCGGAACCACCGGAACGCGGGTATCAGTCACAACGTCGGCAACGTCGATACCGCCAAAATCCAAGTCAAACATGGGTTAGTTTCCTTCCGTTTTGCCATTATAGGCGTTGATAAAATCCTGCCAATTCAGAGGCAGGCGATCCGGCAAAGCCGTTCGGCTGCCAACAACAGCAACCCTGCTTCCACCAGAAATTAAAACACGCTCGCCCTGAACCTTCTGCCCTGTGGCAAGCGTTCGCGTCTCAAGCCGTGCAAACAGCAACATATCTGCCCATTCACGAATCACGGCCTCAGCCTTTTCGTGCATCTTCATCACGAACCGGTCATATCCTTCCGCATCCGGTTCCTCGATGCGTTTGCACACGCTGTGCGCCAGCAGGATCACCGTCATGCCCTTTGCCGCCCGCAGCCGATCAAGGCGCAGGCAGATATCACGAAACACGTTCGCAGCGGCGATATAGCCTTGTCCGTAGCTGGTGCGCTCGTTCTTCTTGTCCGTGATGCTGGTGGCGCTGTACTTGGCGCAAATGTCCTCATGCACCATGCGCTCTAGCCAGTCCACCGTGTCAATGCACACGGCCCTGTACGGGTGATCCTGTTTCGCAAGTGCCGTTAGCACCTCCACAAACGAATGCTCACCATCACGCTGTGCCGCGAACGACGTCACCTGTGCGCCGTTGTATCGGTCGCCCAATTCCCGGCGCAGATAGTCGTGCCCGTCTTCGGTATCAATGAAAAACACATCCGGGCATTGTGCCGCAAACGTGCTTTTGCCAACTTTCGGCTCGCCATACAGCACAATGCGCGGCGGCTTGGGCGGCTTGGTCTGGCGTTTTGTCAGGTCAATCATTTTTGACTCCCTTTGTTTTGTCGTGTTGACACTAAATAGAAAAAGCGTCAATGTGTCAACATCAAAAACAACGATAAGGGCAAAAAAATTATGCGAACCCTCCATGAAATCAGGGCAGAACTGTCAGACCGTCGCTTGAATGTGGTTGCCAAGGCCACGGGGCTGCATCGGGAAACTATTTACCGCATCATGCGTGATGAAAACTATGTGCCGAACATCAGCACCGCCAAGGCGCTGGACAATTACCTGAACACCAAAAAGGCTTGAAAAATGACTGTTTTTGCAGATCACGGCCGACGGCTCTGGGAGAGCGGCCTGTCGGTTATCCCGTTGCGTTCGGGTGAAAAGATCCCGGCCGTCAAAGGTTGGCAAATCTATTGCCAGCGGCCAGCGGCAGAATCCGAGATTGACGAATGGGAGGGCGTTTACGGATCGGGCGGAATCGGCCTGTGCACCGGGCCAGCGTCCGGCATTGTGGCGCTGGATTTTGACGAGGACGTGGACGGCCTCCATGCCAAGATCAAGGCCAAGTTGCCGCCGTCGCCCGTGAGAAAGCGCGGCGCACGGGGGGAAACGTGGTTCTATAAAATCCGGGACGAGCGCAACCGCAAGTGGTCACGGGATGGGCGATGCGTTCTTGAGCTGCTCTCCATTGGGCGTCACACAGTCCTGCCGCCGTCGATCCATCCCGACACGCGCCAGCCATACATCTGGCTCACACAAGACACCCTCGGCGATGTCGATCTGCCGCAGCTGCCGGTGGATTTTGTCAAGGTGGTGGATGATCTGATGGGCGTCACCCGCCTGATGCCAGAAGTGCGGGCGGACTTACCGCCGCCCGATATGGAAGAGGTGCGCCGGGCGCTGGATCATATCAGCTGCGAGCCGTATCAGGACTGGGTGGATTGCGGCATGGCGCTGCATAATGCGTTTGGCGATGCCGGGTTCCAACTGTGGGATAACTGGTCGAGCAGGGGATCCACATACAAACCCGACGAAATGCCGCGCAAATGGGCCAGTTTTGGTAAGTACAAGGGCCGCCCCATCGACATTGGAACCCTATTCCATCACGCCATCGGGCAAGGGTGGCTGCCAACGCCGCCGGATGATGATGATTTTGACGCCAGCGCTTTTATCGCCTCAGTCGAGGAACACGTCCGGGCCAAGCAATCCGGGCTGCCTGTGTGCATGCTCCGTGCCCCCGGCTATGTCGGGATGTTGAGGGATTGGATCGAATCCACCAGCCGCCGGGAAACGCCACTGCTGTCTATGGCTGCGGCCATTGCCGGGGCCGGGGCCGTGTATGCCCACAAGGTCAGGACAGAAACAGACCTCAGAACCAATATGTACACCCTTGGCATTGCCGCATCAGGCACGGGGAAAGACCACGGGCGGCGGTGTCTCGACAGTCTTTTGAACGCCTGCGGTACGGAAGCGGCGGCCATGATGACGGGATCGTTCTTCTCGGAATCCGGTATCGTCATGGCGCTGCACAAGCGGCAAGGCCGGGCGCTGTCCATCATGGATGAGATGGGGAAAGAATTGGAAAAGCTCACTCATCGCAACGCCACGGTGCAATCCGAGGTTTTGACTACGCTCACCAAGCTGGCAACATCGGCAACCACCGCTTACCGGGGCCGGGAGTATGCAGACGAAAAGATCGAGACCAAGGTGATTCAGGATCCTTGCCTGTCGGTTTACGGGATGTCGGAGCCAGAATCATTTTTCGCGGCGCTGAAGAGCCGTGATGCATCGTCCGGCTTCCTACCCCGCTGGCTTCTGTTCCAGTGCCCTGACGGGCTTCCTAAGCGGAAACAGGGCGGGTCTGTCGAGCAACCACCCGCCGCGCTCCTGTCCATGACAACCCATATCATATCGGGCGGCCTGAATCAGCCGACGCGGGACGATCCGTTTGCGGGGTTGCGCCCGGCCACCATCCCCATGACAGACGGCGCCCGCCGGATGTGGGAGGCGTTGGTGCTGGATATGGATGAGCGGTGCGACAAGGCGATCATCCACAAGACGGGCCTTCATGTCGTCTATGGCCGGGTTGCAGAACACGCGGCCAAGCTGGCCTTGCTGGCGCACGAGTACGGCCAGATCAGCGAGGAGGCGATGGAATGGGGCCGGGATGTGGCGCTGTTTTGTGCTGACAGTCTTGCTAAGGGTCTGGCCGAGAATGTCTCGGATACCGAGTGGGGGGGGTTTTTGAAGAAGCTCCTGGGGTATGTCCGCGAGTCGGGCACGATCACGCACACGGCGCTTTTGAAAAAGTTCAATTCTGCCCGGCAGCGGGATTTTAAGGAGGCAATCATTCAGCTGATTGACTCAGGAGAGCTTGACTATGACGAAAAAAAGGGTACAACTGGAAAAACCGTTAGATATTATAGAGTTAGATGCAGAGATAGTTAGCAAGTTCGCAGATAGTTCGCGGATTTTTGCGAACTAAAGCGCCTTGATATTTAACGGAAAAATCGGTTAGTTCGCAGTTCGCGCCACCCCCCCTTCCCCTCCGAAAGGAAAAAATGGGAAGGGGGGGTATTGCTATGTGCGAACTAACCCTTTTTTATATATTATTTTTTTATTTTTTTTTATTTATTATCATATAGATAGAGTAGGAAACGGGGTGGGTGAGATAGTTCGCGGATTTCGCGCGAACTATCGCGAACTTGTCGAACTATGTGGGCATAAAAAACCCCGGCGCAATGGCCGGGGTGTTCTAGGGATGGTGGTTGCTATTTCCGCCGCCGCCCGGTCTCGCGGGCCATCCAGTCGAGCGTCTGGTCAAGCCGGGTTTCCATGCGTTCGGCGGCCATCTGGACGGCCAGCAGGTGATCCCGGTCGAGCATGGTGCAGTGCTCAGGCAGGCCGTAGAGCCAAGCGGCCATAGCCTCGAGATTGTTGCAGGCACCACGGACGACGTGGTCAGGGCTGTTGAAAAATTCGTTTTCGTTGGCGGGGGGTGTGGTGCTCATCGTGGAATGCCTCTGTTTCGCGTTGCGGCGGGTTTCTGGTGGGGTCTGGGTGTGGAATCGGGGAAAGTTACCCCCCCCTATCCAGAACGCGTCCTAGGCCGTTTTTTCGAGCTTGTCAGTCTGGCCGGTCAGGATCAGGAACAGGTGCCAAGTGGCGCGGGACATCCCGGCGTGTCCGTTTTCCCAGTTGCTCCAATGGCTGACGCTGCTGGCGTGCACCATCTCGGCGGCCTCTCGCTGAGTCAGGCCAGCAAACTGGCGGGCGCGGACGATCTGGTCGGGGGTGGGTTTTGAGATTCTCATGGTGGTTTCCTCGGTGCGGGGTACCCTTTAGGGTACGGTTTCAAAAAGGGGCTGTCAGGGGGCAGTCAGGGGGCAGGCCTAATCGGCCCACCGTCGCAGCTTGTCGTCGGGATCGGCCTCGACAGTCATCGCCCATGCCTCGCCCTCCGGGTCGGAGGTATCAAACTTGACGCGGATTTCCGGATAGCTGCCCAGCTCATGGCTGCTCCAATGCACGTCAACATGGCAGCGGCTGTTCGGCGTTGGGTACGCTTGCCTAATTTGGTGCGCAAAGCGCCGGGCCTCGGACGCCAGCGTGCATTTGTCATCCCGGCCGACTTGTGCGCCGGATTCCTCCCATGGGCACGGGTCAAGCTCAAAATAGTTTTGCATGGTAATGGTCTCCCTTGATTGATGATTGATTAACGGCAAACCGAAGCGGTCGCGTCGGTATTGTCGCAGTACTGCTCCGGGTCAAACTGGCGGGCGAGTCCTGCATTCAGCAGGGCGGCGCAAATGGCAACCCATGCAACGGCGGTCAGGGTCAGGCAGGTGGCGGATCGTTTGGACATGGTCTATCTCCTGTTGTGATGTGGGGCGGCGTGATTGCCGCCCCGGTGGATTTATGGCATGATTGTGCCGAAGGTTTTTCTGACAAAATTTATTTTAATGTATTCTCCGGTTTCGGTGCGCATACCGAAGTGCGCGCGAACCTCTTCTTGAGCCGTGCGGTAATCGCTGGCGCCAGAAAAAAACTGCTCCGTTTGGTCGCC